TCTCACCACGGATCTTGGCAAACTCCATCTCGGCTTCAACCATGCGAAGCTCATGCGCCCGTTCATTCTTCTTGTCAAAGAGTTTGAACACCTCTGGCGCAAGGCGCAGGATACCGCCGAACAAACCACCGATTAGCGACTCAAACATCACTTAGCCCCTTTGATACGTTCGCGCTCTTCAAGCAGCCTGACCTTAACCTGAAGTTCGTTGATGTGCGCCATCAGTTGCTCTTTGAGGGTGGCACGCTTCTCAGCAGAGATTGGACTATCAGTTGGCACGCCGGTAGATGTGATGAGCGCAGGCATGGAGCCTTCGATCTTGGTCAGACGCTCAGAGAAAGAGTTCACCTGCCCGAGCAGCCACGCCAAAGATGCAACCACAATCGGTATGACTGCTTTTAGAACGTCTGCCCAGTTCATGGCTTACTCCGGCTGAGTGGGCCACTGAACTTCCCAAGGGAATCCGGTTTGTGCAGTGATGTCGCGCAGTGCTTGGCGGTACACCGCCCATGCGGCTTTGTCCACTCGGGCGTCGGCCACTTGCGTCCAGTCTGTGTCCTTCAGGCGCTGATTGCGTTGACTGCGAATTTCAACAGCTTTGCGGGCGATTTGATTTGCCGCATGTGCGGCTTCTTGGGCGTCCCATTCTGCTTCTTCTTCCGCAGTAAACGGGATGTTGCCTTCGGCGGTTGTGTGATAACGTGTCATAATTATTCCTTAACTATTAGCCATACCGTAAAGTCGGAACGTCCCACTTAGCACTGTGCCAGCAGGGAAAAAGATACGTACGCCGGTAAGCGCACCCGTAGTTGCATTTCCCGCAAAACCGTCGGTATTTCGAAACGCGCTGGAATTATCATATGTGCCGACAACGCCTTTCCAATCAATCATCTTTGTTGTACCCGTTGGAGTGGGGTTGTGGATATACATAATAAAATGTGCGCCGGGGGCAGATGCATCATTACTAATTGCAGATGTCAAATAAATGCTGTCGCTTGCATTATCATTAGCCTGAGCACTTGTTGCAGAATCAGTTAATTGATTAAATCTCCAATACCTGTAGTTTGATGTTGTAACATATGACCCTCCAATCTTTAATCTACATATGGCTGTTTGGCCATTATTAGAAGGTTTTAAGCCGTTAACAACAAGCATATACGCCTCATACGTACTGCTAAATGTAGTTTCAACATCTACAGTTGATGAGCTTGAGGCAGTAATCGTCGATAGTAATGTTAGCGCGCCACTAGAGGCTGCGGTGCTTTGCCAAGTCGTTCCATTACTTGTCAACACATTGCCGTTCGTACCCGGAGCCACAACCTGAAATGCTGATGTGCCGTTGCCCAGCAGGACATTGTTGGCCGTCAAAGAAGCTGCCCCCGTACCGCCATTCGCTACAGGCAAAGTCCCCGTCACTCCTGTAGACAGAGGGATGTTTGTGAACGTGTTGCTTGCCCCGCTGATCGTTTTGTTCGTCAGCGTGTTGGTGCTGGTCGCCGTCAGGACGTTACTGGGCGTGATGATGTTTGAAAGGTTTGCCATGCTTTACTCCGGCTGAGTGGGCCAAGTAACATCCCACGGGAACCCGGCCTGTGCAGTGATGTCGCGCAGTGCTTGACGGTACGCCGCCCATGCGGCTTTGTTCGCCGGGGCGTCGGCCACTTGCGTCCAATCTGTGTCCTTGAGTTTCTGGTTGCGGTCTGTGCGTACCGCCTTGGCCTGCTCGGCGTCTTTCTGAGCCTTGTACGCCGCTTCTTGCTCGGCAGCGGTGGCATCTTCGGTGTCTGTGAAAACAGGGCCAAGGATGTGCTTGGTGTACCACTTGCCGTCGATCTGCTCAACACCAGAAGGCATAGAGAACTGATAGACCGTACCGCCTGATGCCTGCGGGCCTTCAAACACCGGGTCAGCGCCCAGCGCCTCCAGCACCTCGTCCGTGGTGCGGTCCCATGACGGGCCACCGTTGTCCTGCTGGTAAGCGCGGAACTCGCCCTCCAGCATCACTGCGCCTGTGGCGCGAAGTCTGATTTGCATGATGGTTTCCTCAGGCTATTGCCAAGAATATGAACGTCCCGCCGTTGGCGTTGATCGCTGCTGGTGCTGTGCTGCTGATCTCAAACCCGGAACTGAACGTGTCAATGTAGTCTGTGCCGGTGACTTCCGCCGCACTGCTGTTCAGCAAAAGGTAGGGGTCGTTACCCGCCACGATGCCGCGTGCGCTGTCCCAGACGTACCAGTCGCCCGTGGAGTCCGTGCGTTTGATCATGACAAACCGGCTACCTCCAGTGAATCCGCAGTTGACTTGCAGCGTGGTGCCCGTGCCGGTGTAGCTGCCGACCTTGCTGACGCCTGCTACGGTGGCGAAGAGGTAGGAGATGCAATTACCAAAACTAGAAAAATTGACATTGCCGCTACTCAAATACAAAGTTGCCGCTGTTGGGGCCTGAGTAAACAATCCTCCTAACGAAACTGCGCCGTTAGTAAAATATATTTCTTGTGTTGTTGCTCCAAGCGCTGAGTGCCAGATGTACCATTGCGATGTTGCCCCTCGTGACTTAAAAATAGTCATTTCGGGAGTTACAGCCAAATTGTGTGATAGCGCCCTTCCGTTCACTGAGTCCGCCGTATAGCACACCACATCAAAGAAGCCGGGGGCGCGGCGGAAGAACCAGTTTACATACGTGTATGTGTTGAAATTTCCATCGTCGTTCCCCCACGAAACACCATCTTGCCCAAGCGCAGTGACCATTTGCGCATTGGTCGCTTCCGCATTTGTGCTGTTTGTAACTGCGTATTTTGTCGCGCCTCTAAGCCTATCAGTCCAAAGATTATCAGTTCCTGCGGTGTTCCGGCCTTTATTTGCAACCAAGTCTGGGGGAAATCCTACCCCAGTAATATTTACGGCTGCTCCAGTCCCGGTGCGAGTAAGTGCGTTATACACACTCGTCCCCGTCGTCGGAGTCCGCATCGGGCCACGGCGGATGGCGATGTAGATGAATTGTGAATTTGTTTGCGCGGCCCCAGATATAGAAAAACCAGTTGCCGATGGAATTGGACTTGTTCCCCCGGCACTACTTTCAGCATCACTTAAGTCTGGTCGCAATGCCTGTGCCGAGGTAGTGGTAACTGGCATCCCTCGCATAACATCCGATAGCTCCCAACTTCTAGCACCATCGGCTCTTTTTGTTAATACCCACTGCGGCTCATACCCCAACGTCACGGTCGCATTACCAGAGCCATCAGTCGTAAACGACCCACACGAAATCACATTGCCCGTGCCAGACGCGCCGAAGCCGCCTGCATCGTGGGCGAAGAGGTAGGCGACGTAGGTTGCGCCTGAGGCGTTGACCGTGGTGTCAGTACCGAGGCTGAATTCAGTGCTGGTGGGCGTTGTGCTGTTCCAGCGCGTGGTGCCCGTAGCCTTTGCCGCCGTGCTGTTCAGCACCATGTATTCGGTGTTGGCGTTGCTGCGGTGATACACCTGCCAGTCAGCACTAGTGTCTGTGCGCTTGACAATGATGCACCCTGGCACAGATCCAAGGTTGTGGGCAACGGTGCGGTTTGCGCTTGTCCCCGTATACGTCACCACATCAAAGAACTTGGGTTGCTTGCGGAAAGTCCATGAGGCGTAGTCGTACGGGTTGGTTCCTGTACCATTCAAATTCGGATCGCTAGTATTTATTGAAAACCCTGTTGAACTAAAAGGAATCAATCCTGCAAAGGCTGTATTTTGGGCGCTTGTAGTATTTGAGGCTAAACTGTTTCCCGCAGTTCTTGCGCTATCAAACAACCAGTGGTTGCGAGTGTTGCCAAAGTCTTGGGTATTTCTGTTTTTAATCCAAACCAACCCACCCTTACCCGACAGATCAATCCCGTTGGTGATGGTTTGCGTAGAGCCGTTGCCGGTGTAGAGGTACGTCGAGAAAACGTCCTCGATGTAGTTGGCTGCAGCAACAGCAGATGTAAGCCCAAACCCTTGGGCAGAAGCAGCGCCTTTGGTTTCAAGCAACGGCATTATGCAAACCTCGTCTGCGATGCAAACACGGTAAACGCAGCACTGCCGGTCTTCACGATGGTGTAGACGTAGGCGTCGATGCTGGAGGCATTACCTGCCGCCCATGCTGTGCCGCCTTGGTACTTGGGTGTTACCGAAGACCCATCCACTTGCACCACGTTGTTGTAGTACGCCGTAGCGCCCTGCGTCACGAGGAACGCCACCGTCACGCTCTGCCCCGTGCTCATCGCCGTGTTCAGGCTGGTGCCGCTTGATGCGCGGAAGTTCACCGTCCAGTTGGCTGAAGCGTTCGTGGTGTAGTACAGCACCGACTGCGTGGTGATGTCGTAGTTGATCGTGCCTGTGGCCGCTGTGGCGCTGATGGTGGCGACTTCGGCTGCGTCGTTGAGCACCACCGCCAGTTTGGCCGACGTGCCGCTGAATGTCTGCGTGCCGGTCCAAGTGTTGTCCGCGCTCAAGGAAACGCCTGACGCTGGCGCAGTGGACTGCCAAATCGTTCCGTTGCTGGTCAGCACGTTGCCGTTTGCGCCTGGCGCCACCACTTGGAACGCCGAGGTGCCGTTGCCGAGCAGGACGTTGTTGGCCGTGAACGTAGCGGCCCCGGTGCCGCCGTTGCCAACAGGCAGCGTGCCCGTGACGTTGGAAGTCAGATTGGCAAACTGAGTTGAGGTAGTGCCCGTCCCACCATTGGCAATTGCCAGCGTGCCGGCCACGGTCACCGCGCCGGTGGTGGCCGTGCTAGGAGTCAGCCCTGTGCTGCCGAAGCTGACGGATGAGACTGCGCCGGCCCAGACACTGGACACCGCGGCGTTCTTGGTGGCGCCGCCCTGCACCACAGGCACTAACTCTGTGCCCGTGAGCGGGAGAGTTGATGCTGGAAGATCCGCAATCTTGACGCCGGCCATATAACACCTCAGGCACTGAGTGCCGCAACCTTGTCTTGGAACGCCTTCACCCGAGCATTCAGCGC